GGCTGGTGAAGAATTTAGATATTATCCATTGATGCGGGGTGTTCAAGAAGCACCGGCTCCCGGTGATCCTGTAGTTTTATGTACAATAGGTGGAGTACAATATTATTTAGGACCATTAAATACAAACGGATTACCTAACTTTAATGCAGATAATTTTAAAAATAATCAAGTTAAAAATTCTATTAAAGATGTAGTATATAGTGAGGGTTCTATTGAAAGTAAATTATTTGTAAAAGAAGAGTTTTCAAGATTACAAAAATTATTAAATCCTAAACTAGATAGTCCAGTAGAATGGAAAATATCACAGGATAAAAAGTCTGATATGCCATTTATATCAAACGCAATTCATGGAGATTTAGTATTAGAAGGTAGACACGGTAATAGTATTAGAATAGGAAGTAGAAATATACATCCATATATTATTATATCCAATGGAAGAGCACCTGGTAATCCTGTAGAAACAAGTTTAGATGGAACAATTTTAGCTATATTAGAAAACGGAAGTATAAGAGATCATTTTAATATTCATGGTGATGATCAAACTTCATTTGCTTATAATTTTACATTAGCGGATGAAGAATTTGCTAATAGTAAAGGGAAATCTAAAGCTAAACGGAGTATAACATCAACTTTTGCAAAACCATTGGGTAGAGGTCTACCACCAAATGTTTCTAGCGTAACAAATGCATCTGATGATATATATAATTATAATAGTAATCAATTCTTTTTATCATCCGATAGAATAACATTTAATGCTAGAAAAGAAAATATGTTTTTATCAGCTTATAATCATATTCACATGGGGTGTGGTAGTACTATGACATTTTCTACAAGTAAAAATATTTTAACAGAAGCTGTTGGGGAAGTAAGAACACGAACCGATGGTCTATTTGCTATTGAGTGTGAAAAATTATATATAGATGGTAGACAAAAAATATTATTGGGAAATCCTATATTGGATGATACCATGCATAAAGCTGTTCTTGGAGACGCATTAGTTACCCAGTTGAGTAAGATGTTTCAATTAATGAAAGAAATGTGTTATATAACATCGAAGGCTATAGAAAATAGATCTTTACCTGGTGGGTCATTAACTACAATGAGAGAAGTAATAGATTCAATAGATAATGAACTTGGCATGGAACCTCTTCCAGTTCCTCTTAGGGGTGATTATCCACAAGGAATATCAAATTTAATATTAAGTGATAAAGTATTTATAAAAAAATAGGAGAGGTATAATTTATATAATAAAGGACAATATATGGCTGAAATAATATCAGATGCTGAAATTAGTGCTTTAGAAATAAAATCTGCAGGCAGTGCAAAACCACTAGGACCTTCAATACCTGGAGTTGGTGATCCTGCTAAGCAAGCTAACGATATAATAAAAAAGGAAGCCGATAAACATGCTAAACAGATTAAAATACTAGTTGGTGTTTTGTTAATTGCTGTTATGTCTGGAGTTGCCGCTAAACAGACAATTCCTCCAGAGATTATATCTATGATTGATAGATTAAATAAGTTTGGTGAGAAAATTAAAGCTACTATAGACGACTTAAAAAGCTTTATATCAGATATATCTATAGTTATTAAACTTATTAAAGTTGCATTTTTAGCCGCTTCTATAATTGCTTTGATACCAGCTGTCACTGTTGGGCTTGGTGCTGGAGTAGCGTTTACAATGCATATAACCACAGCAAATGCTATAAAACAGGCATGTGAGATGTTGCAGGATAAGATAGGTAAAATACCATTTGCTATATTGTCTATTATACTTTTGTTATTATCTTTATTGAAATTTATAGATTTGGTTGTGGGACTTATAGAATCTTTTCGAGCACAACAATCTAATTTAAAAAACGAAGCGATATTAGATTCTTTAAAAACAGCAGGTGATTGGGCGGGTGCAACAACATCAGAAGATTATACCGATAAATTGAAGGAAACAAAAGATGGTGATAGAGAAAAAAGATTAGATTTAATGAAACAACTAAATGATGCAGATTATAATGCTAATTTAATAGTATGTACATTACCAGATGGTACTAAAAAATATATGACACCGGATGATTGTTTAACAGCTGGTGGTACATTTGGTAATTTGGTATCGTGTACATTACCAGATGGTACTATTAAGCAAATGACACCAAGTGCTTGTATAGCTGCTGGAGGCACGTTTGGTGATAATAGAGCCGACTTGGAACATGAATTAAATAATTTGGGTGGGGATGTATCCGGGGTTTGTTTATCCGGACCGGGTTGTGAAAATCTTAGTTATGAAGAATGTTTACCCCCAAATTGTTATTGGTATAGTGGTGATTTAATTATTACAAGTCTTAAACATCCAGATAGAGATATAACAGTAGAAAAAGCAACTAAAAGAACCAGAAAAAGAAAAGGATTTTATGGATCAGATATTTAACAATAGGAGAACATAGTTATGAAAATGAGTCAACTTAAAATGGTAATAAGAGAAGTAGTAAGAGAAGAAATCCGTATGGGTTTAAAAGAAGTTCTCGGTGGGGTTAAAAAACAACCAGTACAAAAACCTAAACCAAAACAGAAACAAGACTATTCGAAGAATCCTGTTTTGAATGAGGTATTAAATAATACCGAGATAGGGCAGGATTGGGAAACTATGGGTGGAACTACATATACATCCGAAAGAATGAGTGAACTTATCGGTAACCCATCTTCCGATGAGGACAAAAACACAAATGGTAATTTGGCCAGAGAAATGGGTGTAAGTCCAAATGATCCAGCTGCCGGTTTTTTAAAGAAAGATTATAGAGAATTAATGTCCGCGGTAGATAAGAAACGAGGAAAATAATAAATGGCAATAATAGATAAGAGTCAGAAACGTTTTATAGCAGATAGAGATGAAACTCAATTTATAGGATTAAAGATTCCGTTAATTTTGGATAGTGGTGAAAAAGCTTCAACCAAAACTACACTTGAAGCTGTAAAACAAAATGTTTTTAATTTATGTAATACCGAGAGGGGTGAACGAGTAATGCATCCCAATCTGGGTTTAGGATTAAAAACATTTTTATTTGAACCATTTAGTGAGGATGTGGTAGAAAGTGTTAAAGAAAGTATAATTGAGAGTTTAAATACATGGTTACCCTTTGTTCAAATTAATGAGATAGAAGTTGATATGTCTGATAATAATTCTGATAGATTTAGAAGTACTATGGAAATATTTATTAGGTTTAGTTTAGTAAAGGATCCAAGTATTAATGAGTCGATTCAAATAAAAGTTGGAGAATAGATATGCCATACGGTAAAAGTGAAATAAAAAACAGTAATATTGATTATACTGGTAGAGATTTTAATGATTTAAAATCAACATTAATTAGATATGTAAAATCATATTTTCCAAATACATATCAAGATTTCAATGAAACCTCTCCTGGGATGATGTTAATAGAAATGTCAGCTTATGTTGGTGATGTACTTAACTTTTATGTTGATCAACAATATAGAGAAATGTTATTACCTTTAAGTGAAGATAGAAGAAATTTAATTACACTTGCAAAATCACAGGGATATACTCCCAAAACCGTTGCCGCGGCATATGTCACTTTAACTATAAATGATATTATTAGTGCGGATTCAGATGGAAAAGCCGATTATTCGTCTGCTGTAATAATTGATAAAGGTATGAAAGTGTCACCGTCTTCAGATACAACATTATTATTTGAAACTTTGGATGTAGTTGATTTTAAAATTAGTTCATCTGCAAATATTCCTGATGTTCAAAATGAGATAAATTCCACAACTGGTGCACCATCAAGTTATAAATTAACTCGTAGGGTATCTGCAATTGGTGGTGAAACCAAAACTACTTCGTTTAAAATCGGTGAACCAACTAAATTTTTATCATTGAAATTACCCGAACTAAATGTAATTGAAATATTAAAGGTAGTTGATGATAATGATAATATTTGGTATGAAGTTGGTAGCTTGGCACAGGATAAAATACCAAGTGAAACTCATTATACTTCAACTCAAAATAGAACTACCGCATACACTACTACTGATGGTAGTTCTACTATTAATTTACCAGTACCTTATTCTTTAGAATATATAAAAACTTCCAAAAGATTTACTACCGAAGTTGATGAAAATAATAAAACATCGTTAGTTTTTGGAAATGGTATTTTAAAAAATGGACAAGCATTTGATTCTGTATTTTTAGCACTTGAACAACAGGGAATAAACTTACCAGGTGGTGAAGAAGATTTAGAATCTGAAATAGATCCACTTCTGGGTGACGCGTATGGAACTCTTGGACAGTCACCCTCACATACAACTTTAACTATAACATATAGAATTGGTGGTGGTGTTAAATATAATATTTCATCTGGTATATTA